TCCACTTCACGCTCTGGTTTGTAGTAAAGATATAGATTGGGAGCTCCTTGTAGATCTTGACCATCTGTAGGACCGCCCGAAGTGGCAGTTAATTGATTAGATTTTGCAATTGCAGTGATATATTCTTTGGCACGCTCTTGATTCATTTCTGGATAAATTTCCAATGCACAAGCAAGTACACCACACACTTGAGGACTGGCCATGCTGGTTCCAGAATATTTGCCTAAGAAATATGTTATACCACCTGGTGCTCGAGATTCACTTATTCCTGAAGGCAACGAACTAATAATGTATGTACCAGGAGCCCATATTGTGCAGGCCGGTCCGCAATCACTGTATAGAACTTTTTGATCTGGATTTATGCTGTCTACTGATCCCACGGTGATGGCTGGTAGATCGTAAGTGCCATCGGTAGTATTATCAAGAGCTGTTGGACTGGTACCTCTCATATAGTAATAAGGACTAGCTACAGTGCCGGGATATCTAATGGCCATTTCAAAAGTGTTGTTCCAATCGGCACCACCTGGCACTTCGTGTTTCCATCTTCCGTTACCAGCAGCACCTACCATGATTATACCTTCGTCATAAGCATCTTCAATATCTACGTCCATCATGCTTACTCGAGCAGGTATACGCTGTCCTGATATGAACCCCCAAGCGTTTAATTGTGCTGTAGTGAAAGAAGTGCCTGACACAGTTTTACGATTGTTTGCACCCAGTTGTAGATCTATCTGAGCTGGAGTAGCTTCATAGAATACCCATTCATTAACCATACCCGGACTGCCTAAAGTACCTGTAGAGTTAGCATTTCCTTCCATTCGAATTCTATAAGTTCTATTAGGAGCAGTACCCTCAGCACCATAATAAATTCTTTGTACAGAGTTATCATCAGAACACCACATGATTTTAGGTATGTTAGGATTAGAAGCACTCAAGCTAGAATAATTCGAAGACCCAGAACCAAATGTTACATAATGGTTTGTGCCCACATAGATACTACTATAAGTCACTCCCATAAATTTAATTGAAAAAGGCAAGTTAAGAGTCCAATATCCGTCATCGTTATTGCCTACAGTGGGTGTAGTAGAAGCAGTCAAGCTGGCTGCCCCCAATAAACTACCAGTTAGTGTGGACACTGTGGCAGCATCTGCTATGGTTGGATCATTGTCTATCAAGATATCCATATCAAATGCATATACACGACCAGTAACTTCAGCATTGCTGATTGTGGTACTGTATACTATTGAATAATTGCCTAATTGAGCTAGAGTTGCTGTTTCATCGATCACGTTTGTAGCAGTGCCTCCGTCGGATGACACAGTGGGTCCTACTGAGTATGTATTAACCACAGTGTTGTCACTCTCTCTTCTGATTGTTATTGTGGTGGTGAGAGTGGTTACTCCACTGCTGCCACCGGCTGATACATCGCTTTGAACCCTTACACCTGCTCCTACAGTATCGGTGCTCATTCGAATTGTGTAACTGCTCGCAGGCTGTGTTACTCCAGCGATACTAGCATGATAATTAGAGTCTTTAGTCCATGAAGAAGGATTTGAAATTAGAGCTCCTTCTCCTTGATCTGCTGTACCTGTAGTAGTGATTCTATTTCCATTATTTTCAAAATTAATCAATGTGGCCAATCTTGTGGATGCTGTACACACTCCACTGAAGCCATTATAAGTAGTGGTTCCACCAGTTGGAACATATCGAGTGCCTCTATAGGTTACTGCAGTGATATCAGTGAGAGCCCATTCTCCAGGAAATATACTCATTCCCCAACTATTATTTACAATGGTAGGGTTTTTTCTACCGGTAGCAGCGTTTACAGATTTATTTCTATGAAATTCTCTTATGTAGTCAAATGTATATTGAAAATACGGATACGTATTACCAGCATCATAATAGATATTGTAAATATTGGCATCTCTGGCCCAACCTTGAGTGTTGCCTGCCACAGTACCAGCCACGTGTGTGGAGTGACTTCCTGTGCCATATGCATAGTTTCCTGGAGATGTCCCCCTCACTGCGGTATTGTGTTGTTCCCAATTGTACTGAACAGTTCTATTAGAACCGCTGCTGCCATCTGGGTTGGAGTTATATTCTGGATGACCCCACACTATACCATTTTCATCACAAATTACACAGTCTACATTTCTACCGGTTTGAGTTAATTTTATTGTGCCACTCACTGCAGGAGTACCTGATCCATTACCTTGATATCCTGTACCTCCCCATCCGGATCGTTGAACTCCTTCGGTGCATCTTAATAGAGCAAAATTTTTCATAGTATTACTAGTGGAACTGGATTTATCCCATGCATCGCTGGTTTGTTCTGTGGCATATAATCCGGCTTTGATTCCTAATTCATCAGGATGTAATTCTACTGATTTAACTCTGGGATCTGTTTTTAATTGTGTGGCTTCCCAATCGGTCAGTCTATAAACTGTGGCACGACTTATGGGTTTACGTTCCAAACATTCTATTTCTCTAGTAAGTTCAAGTCCTTCTGGGGTGCTGTCGAACGTTTCTAATTCACTGTACAAAGATTCTAAATCTTCATAGGTATGAACCATAACGCAATATTTTTTAGTATTAACATATGGTGCTGACGTCGACGCTCTAACAGACATCTTAAACCTCCAATTGTACTGCGGTCAATGTAACTGTGATTGCTGCAGTGGAACCACTCTTGTTAGTCACTGCTAATGATATATTTGTGCTAGGAGTTGCTTCATTGCTGAATCCTATTGCTCCTGGGCTGATTAATATTGTTTGTGCTGCCGAAGAATCATCTCCCACTGTAGAAATTACTTCAGCAATTACTCCAGAACCTGGCGTTGGGTCAGCACCTTCTGCTCTACTAGCATCTGCTGTTCTAGCAGCAGTGCTGACATAGACTCTTACCCATGCTGCAGCTGATGTTGTAATTTTATACAGCATATAGCCTTTGTATCCTACGATAGTTAGGTCACCGGTAGCACCATTGGCTAAACTAGATGTTGTTCCTGCAAGACTGGCTCTGCTGTACAAACCGGTCACTCCGGCTGCTGAAATTGTGATCTTTCCTTCAGCGTCACTGGTAGTGGTGATGCCGCTTGCCCCGACAAATTGTATGGTCTCTCCTGAATTTATTGTTCTTGCTGTGGAGTCATCGGCTGCTACTTTCAATGAATATCCACCACCGCCGGCAACACCCGAACCATCGATGGTTAATGTGTCTCCAGACACTGCTGTGGTTATTCCGCCCGATCCTGCTATCTTCAATGTTTCTGCATTGTTGAGAGTAACGCCAGTAGAGTCATCTCCTACAAATGTCATTGTAGCTTGTGGCACACCCGTGATGGTTAATACATCTCCCGACATCGCTGTGGTGATCCCCGTTCCTCCAGCAACTTTTAAAGTTTCTCCTGAATTTAATGTAACTCCTGTAGAATCATCTCCTACCACTGTTATGGTACTTGATCCTCCCCCTGATCCTGTAATAGTCAACACATCTCCCGACATAGAAGTGGTAACACTACCTGCTCCTGCTATCTTGATTGTTTCTCCATCTGAAATTCTTGTGCCTGATGAATCATCACCTACAAATGTTAATCCTTGTGCTGCTGATAATCCTGCAGCAGAAAAATAAGTTAGGTCTACCCAAGCTGATGAACCGTTACCAATTTTAATTTTATATGTGTCTGTTTCAAAACCAAGTTCTCCCTGACTTAATGTAGGATTAGTTGAAGTCCAGTTTGCTGCTGTGTCTCTTCTTACTTGTATTTTATTTGCCATTTTATGCTCCGCCTCCGTTTACTGATGTTTCTCCTGCTCCATATGTTGAAGAGCCGGATCCACCATCTAAGTTCAAACCTGTTAAATCATAAACAGTTGCAGTTGCGCCTCCATCTATATTTAACGTCACAAGCGTGGTTCCACTTATAGTAACATTACCTGCTGCGTCTGTAGCAGTGCTTATACCATTAGAACCAACAAATTTAATAGTATTTCCTGTGGATATTGCACGTTGTGTGCTGTCATCTCCTGCTACACTAAAAGTAAATGCTGTGGGACCGGTAATTGTAAGAGTATCGCCACTCATGGCAGTAGTAATGCCTCCGGATCCGGCAATTTTAATAGTTTCTCCATCTGAAATTCTTGTGCCACTACTATCATCGCCCGCAAATGTTAATCCTTGTGCTGTGGCTTCTCCGGTAGCAGTGATAGTTAATGTGTCGCCCGTCATGGATGTGGTAATTCCTGCGCCACCTGTAATTTTTACAGTTTCGTTGTCTGAAATTCTTGTGCCTGTAGAATCATCGCCTACAAATGTAATGCCTTGAGCAGATAAACTAGCATTGCTGTTACCTGCTTCTGGTCTATATAAACCAATTCGATATCCTGTAATTTTTATTTCACCTTCGGAACCACTAGCTTGTAAGAAAAGTTGATTTCCTTGAATGTATGCAGACCATTCTATATGAATTGCACCATCTGTAGACAGTTGTGGCCCTACTATAATACTTACATCATGTCCATTGTGTACTACAACAACTTCAGATACGCTCGATTGACTATTGTTTGTGTCGTGTGCTGAAAGTGTATAAAAAGCAGCGGTAGTATCGGTTAAGTGGAAAGAATCTATAGTGGCAGCTGCAGACGATGTGGTAGTGGTGCCAACAATCTTTTGATAATCAGTTTCATCGGTTGATTCTGTGTCTGATAATAATAATTTGTGCAGTTTTAAATTTAATATTCCACCGGTAGAACGTGCTCTTAATCTAGCAACACCATCATTGATGTCAGCAGTGAATATTATAAAACTCTCATCACTACTACTCACTATGTTATATGTGGTTATGTAGGCATCGGTGCCATCGTGAACCATGGATATTTCTGCATTAAGGTAATCGTTGGATATCGCTGCTCCTTCATCAGATACTGATACAAAATATTTTGCTGATCTATATTCACCTATAGACCAAGTGTCTATTACTGTTTCTGCAGTGGATAAATTTTCGTATCTCAATGTGGATGTTCTTCCGTTATTTTTTGATCCTGTGTTGTCAAATAATGGAAGTCTATAACATTGTATACTGTTTATTGCAGAATCTCCTGTGACTTTATATAAAACATCATCTCCAACCACTGTTGCAGATAAGGTATTGTGTCCTGCATGAGGAAGAACACTGGTTGAATTAACCACAGCAGACACAGACATAAAAGCTTCTAATCCATCGTGTACAATACTAGTTTTTGAAGCAATTACTTCATTACGTATTTCATCTCTATAAAATTGATAATATAATGATGAACGTATATCAGAAGTTGAAACACGATCTATTGTTTTTTCTGATGTGTCTATACCTATTTTAGAAATAATTTTAGCACTTTCATCCAACATCGAAGATGGAGTGTTAATTCTTCCACTGAATATTAATCCTGTTTTGCTAGAACTGATAGTTTGATCCCCTATATAAACTGTGCCAGATCCGAAGTATCCTTTTCTAAATCTTTTGGTTAATGATCCTAAATCTACAGCATCATCTGTGGTAGGAATTATTGAAGCATTGGTTGTGATAACCCCTGTGCCTGAAGTGCTAATCTCAATATCTTCGTTGGATCTAGATCCAGTAATTTTATTGTCGTCTATCAACAAACCGCCTGTGTTTAAAGAATCTATAGAACTTGTGCCAGTAATGGTTAGAACGTTTCCAGATATTGATGTATCCACAGAACCTGCACCCACAATTTGTAGAGTTCCACCATCTGCAACAGCAGTGCCAGCGGAATCATCTCCGATAAAAGTTATACCCTGTGCTGGATTAGATCCATTGATGGTCAAAGTATCTCCTGATACAGCAGTGGTAATATTAGAGCCACCTAAAATTTTAAATGTTTCTCCGACGGTTACAGCAGTGCCGGTGGAGTCATCACCCACTAGAGTGATGGCAGTGTCTGTTTTTTGTGCATAGCCTGTTAAACTGGGACCAGTAATGGTTAGAGTGTCACCTGACACTGCTGTGGTTATATTTTGAGTGCCTGCTATTTTGATTGTCTCACCAGAGTTTACTGCGGTTCCAGTTGAGTCATCTCCAACAAATGTGATCGATTGTGCTGTGTTCTGTGCATCGATGTAGGCCTTGACAGCTTTAGCCGAGGGCACAGTGTCATCGCTCGCAGACACCGCGGATAGGTCAGTGTCAACCACCCCAGAGGCAAAGTCTGCCACTTCAATGTTTGTAATAGAATTTCCCGTGCCGTTGGCATTAAATGTCTTGTTGGTCAATGTGTCAGCGCTTGAGGCAGTGATGAAAGAAGTTAAATTTGGACCTGTTATGGTTAGAGTGTCACCCGACACTGCTGTGGTTATATTCTGCGTGCCTGCAACTTTGATTGTCTCACCAGTGTTCAATGTGGTTCCAGTACTATCATCACCCACGATGGTGATTGGAGAATTGGTTAGATAAGATGATAGATTGGGACCAGTAATAGTTAGGGTGTCACCTGACACTGCTGTGGTTATATTTTGAGTGCCTGTTATTTTAAATGTTTCTGCTGTGTTGATGGTGCTGCCTGTGCTGTCATCACCTACAAAAGTAATACCTGTGAAAGCACTTAAACTCGTGAAACTTAATACACCAGCACCATTTGTGGTCAATACTTGATTGGCAGAGCCATCTGTGGAGGGATAAGTGATGCCATTGGCTACTAATCCTGTGGCAGTTAACGTGCCACTGACATTCACAGCATCGTTGATCTGAATGGCAGATGAGTCT